CCACCCACCACGCCGCATCGAACGCCAACCCCCACCCGTGATTCGACGTGCCGGGGACCGCGGCCATCGCGTTGCCACGCTTCAACCACCACGTCTTACCCTGCCAGAACTTCGTCGACTGGGTGCAGGTGACCGGGTTGTACTTGTCGACGTACCGGGCGTAGAACGTCGTCTCCTGGCGTTGCAGGTTCCGGTAGCCGTCGGCCAACGACACGACGGTGAGCTGCTGGCCCGTCTCGTTCCAACAGTTGAACTGCAACACATCGAACGCACGCGACGCCAACGGATGCAACGCCACGAACCCATGACCGGGCGCCATGCTGTTACGCAACTGTTCGGCGCGCAGCAGACCGTTCGACTTGAAGTCGACGCCGGTCGGATAGGTGAGCGGCTTGCGAATCTCGGACCAGGCAGCCATCAGGCACTCACTTTCCGCAACACAACACCGGCCGCGACCAGGCAGGCGGCAACAACAAGGAGCACCGTTGACCCGCCAGTGGCCGGCAACGGCTGGTCGAGCAGTCCGGGCGGGTACTCGCACGGCACGCCGACCGTCTCCACGTAGGAACAGATCGGGCGAGGGTTCACGTTGACTCGTAGGTAAACGAGCAGTTGATGATGTCACCCGACGCCAGTGCCGCTGTGAACGAAGTGACCCCTAGCCGCAGGTCGTTCGCATTGGTGATCGTCGAGGCGAGGTTGACCGACGTGGATGACGCGAGAACGATGATCGCCGGGTACGTCGTGGGCACCGACGAGTCAAACAGGTAACCCTGACCGTACGCGCCAACCGATGTCGATACGGTCGCAGGCAGACCACCAATCACAACGGCGTTTGATGCCGTCCCCGAGCCGGTAACGGTGACCTGCATCCTGCAAGTGATGTTCCGTCCCGACTTGTAGTAGGTCGCCGTGTTGACCGTCACCGTCACCGAACCCGACTGGGTGACGGTCGGCGTCCACGTGTTCCACGCGTCACCCGTGTGCGACAGGTAGGTGTTCGTGTCGGCCGACGACAACGTCGCCGACGTGAAAGTCTTGTCGGGCACTTAGAACCCCAATGGATCAGAGCCGTCGAGAGACGACGAATCAAGGACAAAGAAATCGGCCGGGACCGGCTCGCCAAGAACGCTGAACTCCCAGCCGTCATCGGCGCCGATCACCCATTCGATCCGGCCGATCAACATGGACTTCACGATCTGCGACCCCACCGCCATCGGCGTGATCTCCTGAGTGATGCGATCGGTCAACTCAAGCGACAGCACCGTCGCCCAGGTATCACCGTTCGCCGGGTACACGACCATCTGCGTCCCACGCCACACAGGCGTTGCGTACTTGTACGACAAGCCCGCAGCCATGTCGGCCGCAGACTGTGACGACGTCAGCAACGTGTCGATCGCCAACCCTTGAGCCCCGTAGTCCGTGATCGACGCCAGGTCCGACGCACGCCCGCGACCGACAGGATTCGCCGTGATGACGATGTCGTTGCGGATGTCAAGGTCGTCGTAGCGGAAACCGAACGCGCCCGAGTACCCGATGCCAGCGCCGTCATCAGAGAACGTCGCCTGCGACGTTGTGCCGCGCGTGTCCTCCAAATACCAGTACCGCGACCGGAACGTGACATCGCCATCTTTGGCGGCAAAGAAGTAGCCCTGCTCGGTGCGCTCGATCTCCTGCAAGCAGTCCAGCCCGGTACGACCAGCGAACACCAGCCGACCACACTGCGACCTCATCGTCGTGGAGATGTCACGCCACGACGCAGGCCACGACTCAGCGTCAAGTATCCGGGCGATACGAGTCGCTGCATCTTCGACCAAGAACCCAGCCGACAGGTCATACAGCGCTTTCACCTGGGCGGCGGTCAGCGCCGTCGTCCACATCGCGATGTCTTGAAGTGACCCGTTGAAGTATTCGCTACCGATGTAGGTGCCAGGGTTCTGGATCGACGTGTTGCCGATCACTTCCAGACCGAACGCCGCAGGCTCGGCGGCACCGTAGAGCGACGCGTCGAACGCTTGCGCGACACCGTCAACATAGATCCAGAAACCCGACGCCGTGCCATCAAGGACAAGACACACGTGATGTGGCTTGCCATCGTTGATCGCACGACTAGTGACCGCCGAGTTGCTGACGATGCCCGTTATTTCGTAAGTCCAGGCTAGTTGGCCGTTCGAGGTCAACGCCAAGGCAACGTTGTTGTACGCCGGACCAGGGACCGACTTGCGAAGGTTTCCCATGATTCCAACTGTCGCAGCCTGCGGCACCTGCGACGTCTGAATCCAGAACGACATAGTGCCCGCGAAGTAGTTGGCAACCGTCGTGCCAACCTTCCACAACGTCGACCCGTCGAAGTTGATCGCAGGTGACGCCGAACCGGGCGTCATCGACGAGGACTGTGACCGCTGCCCGAACACCAGCGCAGCGTTGTTCGTCCCCTCTGCGTCCTTCCATGCGAAATCGTCGGTCCCACGCAAGAACAACGAAAGGCCGCTGATCGAATCAGCGTAGGAGTACACCTGATCCTCGGGCACGCGAGCACGGTTCAGCCACGCCAACGAGTCGACGCATTGGATCGTCACCGTGGAGTCGACGCCGTTGCTCCTCACGTCGACCGGCCATCCGGTCACCCACCCGGTGAAGATGTCGTAGGTCGTCGCCGACCACGTTGCTCGGATGCGGATACGCACGCCAGGCTTCAGATCGCCGAAGTACGCGCCAGACGAATACGTCGGGTCGTACTTGCGGTCGCGATTGTTGAGCGTCAGCGTCGCCGTGCCGGCAGAGAACGCCGAACGCTCCGACGTGCGGCCACGAACGATGTTCATCGGCGGCGAAGCACGAACGTCGTTCGTGACGTTCGTCCACACGGGCGCCGTGTCCAACGGCCCGTACCCGAACGCGATCTCGACAACCCTTGTCGGCGAACTCACGACCCGTTCACCGGTTGCCAGGCGGGACCGTTGTTACGTTCCCACGCACGAGTCTGCTCGAGCAGCCGTTCCGGGTTGTTCGTGATGATGTTCGTCACCGAACTCGCTCCCGAGAATCCCGCAAGAACACCGAGCCGAGCGCCCTCCTTGATGGCGTTCAACTCCTCCTCGCGCTTCACCTGCTTCTCCGCAAGATCGGCCAACTCTTTCGCCGACTTCTCGCGTTCTTGGTCGGCCTTCTCCCGCTCGCTCGCCGCCTCGCGGTCGAGCGCCTGAATCTGACGCCACGTCTTGTCGTAGGCGTCGCCGTACTTCTCCTCGCCGGCCAACCGGTCGGCAAGGTACTTGCGGTACTCGTCGCGAGTGATCTCGCCGTAGTCGTAGGCGCGGGCGATCGCCTCTTCCCACGACGTCGCCTCAGCCGCAGCGGGCGACGAACCGCCACCGCCGCCACCACCGCCACCACCGCCGCCGACTCCGCTCGGCATCTTCGCCCCAGCAATACCGGCAGCGATGCTCGCACCGATCTGGTCACCGATTCCCTTGCTGGCGCCAGCAGTCGCGCCAGCGATCGCGCCCTGGTTGATCGCAATGCCGACTCGCACCACGCGGGCGCGAGTTACTTCGTTCAGCAACGCCTCAGCCCGAGCAAGATCGCCAGCGTCAATCGCCGCCTGAATCTCGGTCAGCTTCTCCTCGTCGATCTCATCGACAGAGTTGCGATAGTTGTCGATCTTGTTCTGCAAGATCCCGACGGCGGTCGCGTGGGCGCTTGCGACGCTCGCCGCGCGGCTCGTCGCCTTCTCCGACTGCTCAGTCGCAACCGTGTACCGGTCAACCGCAAAGGCGGCATCGCCAACCGACTCCGCAGTTCCCTTTACCGCATCGTTCGCCTTGTGCCACGCCGCCTCGAACTTGGCGATTTGATCTTCGCTGAACCCCTCGCCCCGGAGCTTCTCTTGCAACTCCTCCAACGACATCGAGGTCAGGTCGACCTCGTCGCCAACCATGCCGATGATCCGATGCGCTGCGTACAGCGGGTTTGTCACCGTCAGGAACGCATCAGCGACTCGCATCGCCTCGTCGGCGTACCTCGCCATCGTCTCCAACGAATCGGCGAACGTCTCCAGCAGCTCAGAGTTGCCGGCGATGGCACCACCGACAGCCATCGTCACCTCGTCGACGGCGTCACGGATGCGCTCCATGCCTTCGCGAAACGCCTTGGCCTTCTCAAGCTCCTCTTCGGAGATGACCTTGCCGTCACCGACACCGTCGAGCGCCGCCCGAAGATCGGCGGCGTCCATCTCCATCAGTTCGGCGATCTCACCGTACGACCGGCCGAACGCCTCTTGTGCAGCCTTGGCGCGCCTGGCGGGATCTTCAATCGCACCGATCGCCGTCGCCGCATTGATGAACGACTGATACGAGTCGGTCACCCCGTCGGCGGTCATGACGACGGTGTTGCCGAAGCCCTCGACATCGACCACGCCATCGGCGGCAGCTTTGTTGAACTTCTGCAACGCACCTTGCAGCGTGCCGAGCTCAATACCGAGGTCGCCCGCCACTTCACCGAGGCGTGACGCTTCCTCCACGTTGACGCCCGTGGCGTCGGCAAACTTGCCTGACTCGAGCGCCAACTGTTGAAACGCGCCAACGGCCTTGACAGCGAACACGGCAATCGCCGTGCCGGCAGCCATCGCAGCGCCCGCAAGGTTCTCCTTGAGGACGCCACCAAGGCCAGACACGCCAGACTTGAGCTTGCCTGTCGCCGTGTCGGCTGATGCGATCTCGCGCTTGATCTTGCCGAACGAGCCCTTGTCGTCGACCTCGAAGAGTACGCGGATCTTTTCCGTAAGCGCCACGTGTCCTCCTCGTTAACCGAAGTGCTTGCGAAGCACTTTGCTCGTGTGCTTGCGGGCCACGTCCGGGAGCTCGCGCTCCATCTCCGTAGACGCCTTGGTCCACGAGCCCTTACCGCGAGACGCCGACACCGGACGGCCGCGGCGAGACGTGCCAGCCTTGCGGCCCTCGTTCAGCACCTTCACCGCACCACGCGCCCGAGGGCGAGGGCCGATCTCCAACGTCGACGGGTTCAGATTGTCGAACCTGACGCCGAGGTTGATCGGCCGACCGCGCCGCCAGTTCGACAGGGCGAGGTCGCCGCCGGCGTCGGACTGAATCGCCGAGTTGCCGATCTGCTTGCCCTTCATGCCAACGGCACGCATGAGCGACTCGTCGGACAACTCTTTCTCGATGCGCTGCACCTTGCGGGCGAGGCCGGCGAGAGAGTCGGCCACGACTCAGAACACCGTGTTGGTGACCGCGCCCGTGATCTGCAACGACGCCGACAGGTCGACACGACCGCCGACGCTCGACGACAGCGACACCTGCGTCACCCACGCCTCAGCCGAGATGCGCGCCTCGGAAGCGACCGAACCGCCGGGGCCCCACAGGATCGTGGACGTCGACGAACCAGCCGACTGCGCGGCCTTGACTGCCGTCAACAGGGTGAACATCGGGGCGTCGTACGGCCCCGAGATCGTCACGGTGTCACCATCGGTCAGACCGTTGATGAACGCCTTGGCGGCCGTACCGAAGGCGGACACGTCGAGCGTGTCGACCGACTGCGGCCACGAGAAGTTGTCCGAATACCGGGACACGTTGGTGCCGGCGCCGTTGACGCCGTCGAGCATGACGAAGCTGGTTGTACCCGCGCGAAAAGCCATGATGAAACTCCTTGAACTGAAGGGGGTGAAGGGGAACTCAGCGGCGAGCGAACGACACGAAACGCGTCGCCGAACCCGTACCGACAACCGTGTCAACGACACGCAGATAGCGGCGCACGGTCGTGCCAGCCGCCACCTCGACACGCTGCGACGTCGCAGCGGTCGCAGCGGTGAACGTCACGAGCGTCGCCCACGACGTCGAACCGTCGACGCTGTGCTCAATCGTGACCGTGTCCGACGTCAACCCGGAGAACGCCGACACATGCAGATGCGCTACGCCGCCGTTGGTCGTGCCGGCCGCACCATCGCGAGCCGTGCCGTTGCCGGTCGCCGTGATCGCCGTGAAGTTCTCGACCACCGTGCCGACGTCGAAGTTGCCCGTCGACTGGAACGCCGCCGAGCACGTCACCACATCAGCGACAGGCGCGACACCGGTGAAGTTGCCGAGGTGGGCGTTCACCATGACCGCAACCTGGCCGGTCGTGAACCCGTCAGGGCACAGCGTCAACGGATACGGCCCTGTGGCCTTCTGTGCCGTGAGCGCCGAGTACTGAAGGTTCGTGGTGCCGATCGTGTCGAACAGCATGTCCAGCGAGCCTGAGGACTCGTCCTGACCGATGATGAACGTCTTAGCCGTGTCCGACAGAACCGTCGTATCCAGCGCCGCCGTCGCGGCCGTCAGGTTGTAGCCGCGTGCGTAGCCGGATGCGTTCAGCAATCCGACCGCAACCCGCGACGCTTGCGCTGAGACAAAGCCCATTACCAGACCACCTCTACATCGAGTCGGACGGCGAGGTACTCGGCGGTATCAACCGACACTGCTTGCACCTCGCTCACGTTCACCACTTGCGCGTAATCCACCGTGACGTTCTGCCAGTTGTCCTCGTCCTGCAACGCAGCGATCACCGACGTGGCGCCGGTCAGCTCCACCCAGTCATCGAGCAGGTTCTGTGCCGCACGATCGGCCGCACGGGGCGTGTAGATCGTCACCGTGAACTCGTACTGCGCTCGCTCACCCGAAAACACGTAACGCGGATCAAACGCGCGACGAGACACGACAGCGATCGGGCCGACCATCTGATCCGGCACGATCGCCGAACCACGCAAGCCTTCGATGTTGTCGTCGATGATCCCGGCGAGCTCCTCGCGGACTTCGCTGACCGTCGTCATCCGACCCTCGGCTTGCAGTACGGCTCGAGTAGCGCCTCGGCGACCGGGTGCAACCGGTTCTGCATCCGCAACGCCACACCAGCGTCAGCGAACTGAATCGCACCGAGCGACGCATCATCAGCCTTGAACAACAGACCAGCCTGCACAAGACACGCCTTAGTCACGTCGTCGGGGATCGCCGGCCAACCGAACCGGGCAGTCACCTGCACGCCCGGACGGCCCGTGCCATGCACCGGGAACGACACGGCACCGTTCGAGTCGACAAGCACCAGTTCGTCGTACGGCCAGACCGGATGCCGGTCGAAGGCGTTGAGCGGACGCAGGATGTAGTTGGTCGACAGGGTCAGCGTCGTCTCAAACACGCCGTCGTCGTCGTCGTCGACCTTGACGATCAGCCCGGTCAGCGTCGAGATGTCATCAACGAGGCAGATGCGCGAGTTGTCGGCGTAGAACTCGCGAGTGTGTACGCTTGCGTCCCGCCAAAAGAACCGGCCGCAGTGGGCGTCGATCTGACGTGACGCCGCGGCGATCGACAACTCCATGCGAGCGTCATCAACGAGGTCGTTGACAGTGATCCGCATCTGCGCCTTGAACTGGTCAAGGTCCGCGTAGCCGTTGGTAATCGCCATGCGCTACTCCTTCGGAACCTTGATGATCGCGAAACCCCAGCAGTCGGGGTAGTTGATGTGCTCCCAG